GGAAAGCAATGATTTTGATTCATTTATGAAATTCGCAGTGTAGTTTTGTGCAATTTTTCAAATTTGCTCATTTATAGATTCATGCTTAAAAGGGCGTGCTATTGGCGAGTCAATTTATCACGAAAGAATGCAATTAAAGAACCTAACAGACTTCTATACACAACCTTTTCCTCTACAATTGGTTGGGCTTGGCGGTACTTCGGAATATATTCGATTTGAACTTCCGACAGAAATTCATCCAGATTTTTCCAAACCTCAGACTTTTCAAGTGTCTGCCAATCGCGGAAGGGCAACTGAAATGAAACTTCTGCTAACTGATTCGGATTCGTCCAATTTACATAAATTTCATATTCGGACTTCAATCCGTTCTCTCTTTCAAAAGTGGTTTTCAAGCAACCATCATTGAAAGTTTGAAATATCAGCTTTCCACTACCAAGCGGACTGTATTTCATGTTTTCGTCTCCTTTCCAGTAGCATTATTGCGACTGCTGTGTAAAAAAAATGTCTATTGCTTCGTCCCTGCTTAAAGGAACTGCGCTTACAATTCCGTGAATTTCACCGATTGTAAATTTCTCGCCGCCGTCTTTCAGTTTGCGGTAAAAAGTACTTCTGTCCATACCAATTGCGCTTGCAACAGCTTCTTGCGTATTTCCATGCTCAACAATTTTACCTTTAAGTCTTGCTATATTTACAATCACAAGTTTCACCTCCTTTCCAGTAGCATTATTGCGACTTTATGATTATATATTACCTCTCGCAGTCGCATTTGTCAATACTAAAAATCGCATTTTTGCAATTATTTTTGTTGCATATTTGCATCACTTGTGGTATTATATTTTCAAGGAAAGGAGGTGTGGAAAATGTCGGAAACTGGTGAACAAATGAAAAAAAAGAAGAAAACAACTTAATATGAGTGCTGATGAGTTAGCTGAGAAATTGGGAGTTTCAAGATCAACTATATTTAGATATGAAAAGGGTGATATTGATAAAGTTCCTGCTGAATACATAGATAAGTTAGCGAAAGCACTTAGTACAACGCCCGCTTACCTAATGGGATGGGAAGAGAATTTGGAAACAGACACGGATTTTATTCCAAAGATGATGTCAAATCCAAACATCGTTGAACATGTTAAGTTGCTGATTGAATTAAGCGAATCTGATAAGAAAAGCGTTTTCGACATGATTGAATTTCTCCATAAAAAAGGCAGGGATTAATTCCCTGCTTTCTTAATACCCCCATTGTTTTTTGAACGAAATAATCATGTTGTATAAAAACTTCATAAATTTTTCACTATGTATATTTTCTATCATTTCAATAATCTCTTTCTTATAATCCATAAATAACCCTCCCTATTGCAATTACCACCTACATTACAGTATATGTGCGGTTTGTGGGAAATATAACCGAACATTCGTTCATTTTTTGCTATTATACCACTAATGTTCGCCCTTGGAAACTGCCAGATATACACCGATATGTTTATGATTGCATAGAAATTATTCGTAACATCAAAGATATAGTCTTTTCTGTTTAGTGGCAGGGCGAATAAAAACGGTGGCATGGTCTGCTTTATTTCATGGGCGCTATTCTTATGTAGGGTAGAAGATCTGTACGCATTTTGGACAGAATACACTTCTGACTCTTCGCGGATATAATCGTCTACGCACATTGGTAAACAAACAATGTAATTAAGCAAAAGCACAGCTCCTATTATAATTAGTATATTTTTGATTATTTTCATTTTACAAATCACCTAACAATGTCTATTTACAACTAAATTTAACGATGTTATAATAAAAATAACATATTTAAACACTTTTTTTTGCAAATGGCGAAAACAACGCCCATAAGGGAATGATTTGAATGAAAATTGCGATTTGTGACGATAATCCTTTGCAGATTGATTTTTTTAAGGCTCATGTTGATGAGTTTTTGAAAAAGTGTGGAGACAAGAGCTACACGCTAAACACTTATAGTAGTGGGAAGCCGCTGATTGATGATATAGCAGACGGTCAATGGTACGATATAGTCGTGCTGGATGTGGTCCTAAATAATGAGAATGGCATAAATGTCGCAAAGCAGCTCAGGAAAAATGGATATAATGGCAACATTGCCTTCTGGACAGCATATAAAAACTATGTATTTGACGCATTAGACGTCTTACCAGTGCATTACATCATCAAAGGTTCTGAACATGGACGCATGTTTTCTGTCGTAGCGCACACGTTGGAAGATATCCGAGAGAAAGCCTTAACTATCAAAAACCGAGACCACTTCCACCGGGTAGAATTCCGGCATATCGAATACATAGAAAGCCGAAATAAATCAATTCTCGTCCACTGTACTTGCGGCGTTATTCATGTAGCACGTGGAAAGCTGTCAGATATAGAGCCGCATCTTGATGGAAGATTTCTCCGTTGCCATCAAAGTTATATCGTCAACATGGACGAAATTAAAGATGCATCAGATCATTTTGAGATGATATCGGGGGATATTGTTCCAATCAGGCAGAGGGAGGCTGCCAAAATAAGGAATCTATATAAGAATTATATCGAGAATTTTGAGTAATCGTGTCAAAAGGGGGAAATATGAAAAAAATACGAAATGTGTTGATGATAGTTTGGACCGCATTAATTGTATTAATGATTGTGGCCTTGATGAGTTCAAACGATCTTTCATCAGACAATATTATGGTCGTTGTTGTACTTGAGGTATTTGGAATTGCTGTTTTGTATCTTATTTTTGCACTTTTGCTGTCTATTAAAAATAAGGTTCAAAAATCTGCAATATCAAATAATTCCGTAGCAACCCAGCCAGCGGTTGTAGAAAAACCTGTTCGAGTATTGAATCTGAGAGTTATATCCGGTAAGGAGGATTTTGAGCTTGGTTCCAAACACGCAAGATTTGATTTGAAGCAATGGAAAGATGGGTCTGTTACAGTGTCAGATGCTCCAACCAAATATGAACTTTTCGACTATGAATGGAACGGGCCGGAATACAGAACAGTAGAAAAGACAACTACAACATCTCACACTAAAGGGAAAAGTAAAGAAAAAACGAAACGAAGAGGGCATTTAGCAGGAGCCGTTGTTGGAACCGCTATTGCTCCGGGAGTTGGAACTATAGTCGGTGCAGCTGTTGGAACTGGAAAGAAAACCAAAGGAAAGAATAATTCCACTACTACTGGAACTGCTACCACAACAAGTGATAACATTGAAGTGGATTCTTATGCATCTATGAAAATGCGGAATATCGAAACCAATCAAATAAATACTATTGGATTCCGCTGTAGTTCAAATATAGATATGCAGTTAAAGAGCTTCAATATTTCCAAAAGCTCTGATGCTGTTGAAAATGTTCGAAATCAGAAAACATCCGTTGAACTACTGAAGGATTACAAAGAGCTTTTAGATAGCGGTATTATTACTCAAGAAGAATTTGACCAGAAAAAATCAGAACTTTTATAAAAAAGAACCGGCTCTCACTACCAATGAGAACCGGTTTTTAAAAAAAAAAGAAAAATATTTTTACGTTCCGCAAAGCATACTGAAGTGAAACGTATCGCCTGACAAGTCATATTGTATCATCTTCGGTGTGTTCGGACAAGTCAGAAAGTTTGTTCGGTTAATAAGGAGGAAAAGAAATGGCAACTGCAAAAAAACTGCCATCTGGCTCATGGAGATGTCAGGTATTCAGTCACATCGAAGAAATCCCATTATCAGACGGGACCATCAAAAAGAAAAGGGTTTATAAATCTTTTACATGCTCAGATCCTAGCAAAAAAGGGAAGCGAATCTGTGAGCAAATGGCTGCCGAATGGGCAGCAAAAAAAGAAAGTGAAGTATTGACTGCGCGATATGTTCCACCAGAAGATATGACATTAAAAGAGGCATGTAATAAATACATAGAAAGCAGAACAGGTGTTTTATCCCCTGGAACTATTAGAGAATATAAGCGATCTGTCAAAAGAGACATGGCTAAACTTATGTCATTAAATATAATGGAAATCACTCAAGAGGATGTTCAAGCTGAAATGAATCGTGAAGCACTTACTCATTCGCCAAAAACTGTGTACAATATGCATGGCTTTCTTTCTACTGTCTTGAAGACTTATCGTTCGGATTTCATCTTAAGAACTTCCTTACCTAAAAAGGTAAGACCGAAAATCTATGTACCTACATCTGCCGAAGTCAAAAAGGTAATTGAATGTACTGTAGGTAGTGAATTAGAGATACCTGTTCTTCTGGCAGCATTCGGTCCAATGAGGCGGTCAGAAATCTGCGCGCTTAATTCTGATCATATCAAGCAGAACATAGTACATGTCGAATATGCTATGGTTATGAATGATTCTCATGGTTGGGTTATCAAAAGACCAAAATCTTTTGCTGGCGATCGTTTTATTCCATTTCCGGATTTCGTTGCAGAAAAACTTAAAGGTATACATGGAAAAATAACAAATTTGAATCCGGCGCAAATATCTAATAGATTCGCTGATGTTTTAGAGGATAATCATATACATCATTTCCGTTTTCATGATTTGCGTCATTATTGCGCATCTGAGTTGCATACTCTTGGAATTCCAGATGTATATATTATGCAGCGCGGCGGTTGGGAGGATGATACCACATTAAAAAATGTATATCGGCACGTTCTGGTTGATCGAGAAAAAGAGATGAATGAAATTGGGAATGATTATTTTTCAAAGCTATGCAACACAAAATGCAACACGAAATAAACAAATGCTGTAAAATAGGGAATGTTAGGCTTTTTCTTACAGGTTCAAGTCCTGTCATCCGCATTTTTTATGCAGTACTTGTATTTACTAGGATTGCCAAGAAATCAAGTATTTTCAATGCTTACAGCAATTTTAAATTAGCTCATAAAATATGTTATTTTGCCAGTTTTGGCATAAAAAAGAAGAACTATGCAACACGAAATGCAACACGAATTTGATACAATATGTAAAAAAACAGCCCCAAAGAATAATTCCAAGGGGCTTAAATTTATGCTTTTTTGATGTATTTTGCAGAAACAAATCCAAAATATTTTCCGGCAATGCGGATATAGTACCAAGATGCTCCATCTTTGGCTTTAATGGTATCGCATACATCAACTAAATTGCCTTTTGCAAGTGTAGGATAGCTTTTAAGCTGTGCATACTCTGTTCCTGCCCATGTGCGGACATTAAGTGTATTTGCAGTTACCTTTCCCACCCACTTCGGAGTTTTAGACAGAATAGTTGACGCTGAAAGCGTATTTGCTTTTGCGCCGGTGGTAACAGCGATAGCCACGTGGTGGTTATCATTCAGGAGGATATCTCCTGCCTTTAGATAGTCGCCGGATGTCAGATACTTTCTATCCGTCAGTACTTTCGCACCGGCAATCTTCATTGCAGCTCTCATGTTTCGTGTCGTCAGATAGATGCTGACCGCTTTGAGTCTTGCGTTATTTAAGCGATACCCAGCTCCCTTGACGATAGCTGCTGTACTTGCGCTGCAATCAGATTCGCAAGCTACCGTGATCTGCGCCGGATCGTAGTTGCTTGCCTTTAAGTGCCGCCAGAACGAATACCGGTCATTGCTGTTTCCGGCAGTGCCCTGATCGTATCCGATGAGATTGTTCTGTGCCGCTTTTGTCGCCATGTCTGCGATCATGGCTGCGATTTTAGCGTCATTGAATCTTAGGACACAGAGCCACGGTCTGCTGTACCAGTTCATGATCTGATATTCTGTACCAGTCTGATCTCCTGCTTTCCCACCTGCATATCTTCCTCTTTCATCATGTCCGCAGTTACTGATTTTTACCATTTTAGTTTCTCCTTTCTGGTTAGAATCTCTGTAGTCCTTGTAGAACACATCCATATCAACATTTCCGCTGATTCCTGGAACTTTTCCTTTACTGGAATACTGCCAGCCTACACCGACATTCGGACGCAATCTTTCCTGTACAGAGCCGTTGTCGTTAGCCGGATAACGAGCAATCCAACAATCATATTGCTTGAGAGCATCTGTCAGAACATTATTGTACCAGTCGAGATTACAATAAATTCCAACCTTATAACCGGCTTTCTTGATTCTGGTCAGAAATGCTACTGCAATATTCTCGATAGCTTGCTTGCCAAGGCTTCTCTGTTGACTCCATTCAAGGTCATAGAACACTGGAAAGTCCAGTCCACGTCCACCAAGAACGGAAATTAAGTTCTCAGCTTCGTCAATTGCCTGTGCCGGTGTTAAAGCATAGCTGTACTTATATCCACCAATAAGAATTCCATTGGATTTACAGCCCTTGTAGTTGTGTTCGAATGATTCGTCAATTCCAGATTTCTGATGGATTCTTAATATTGCAAACTTAACTCCAGATTTTGATACTTTTGCCCAATCCGGTTTCCCTTGCCACGATGATACGTCAATTCCTTTAATTTCCAATTTATCAGCTCCTTTCATGAAATCATGAAACATATTTATGAAATTTTCAAAGTCCTTAGTTAACTAAACTGCAAGTTACTAAAAAAATTATTTCACTGTAAGCTTCCAAATGTTGGTGTCGCCCTCATAAAATCCGATTGCGTTTCCTCCGTCGGTAAAGAATGCTAAAGTCGATCTGGAATTGTCTTCCTGAAAAAAATCAATGTAAATATTTTTTAATCCAGTGCCACCAGATCTGAACGATACGCTCTTTATATTTCCTTTGAATGAGGTGTTTTTAGCGTTACTATTTAATTCATTAAGAGCCCCCACTACAGTCTTGTTTGAAGTCTTCAAGTTATTGATTACTGCATTTGTCAATTTATTGACCATCCAGTTCCAGATTCCGCTGAATGGTGAAAGTTTGTTTGTTTTTGATGCAGCATCATAGAGCATTAAGGTATCTGCATCTTCTGGAGTTGCCTTTACTGTGTATTCATTAAATTTTGCCATATTAATTCTCCTTTTCTATATTGAGCTTTTTATAGAGCTGATTAATTAGTTTCTCCTGTCGGTCAAGCTGTTTTTTCTGGCTTTTTATCATCGCGAACATAGCAGGTATCATGATACGTTCGTTCCAGTTCTCGGGAAGTCCGTCTGTGTTATGGTCAACCGCCAAAGGAAAATACTTGTCCACATCTTCTGCTATGAACATTGGAAATTCTACGTCTGCGCGTTCATCTCCTTTTGCAAGGTAGCCTTCTTTATACCGTGCCATTATTGGTTCGATATTATACAGGCTTTCAATGAATTCTTCCGTCAATGAATCTCCAAGAATCTTGTACCTTTCAGATGATGAGCCATATGCACGAAGCCTATAATCGTTATTTGAAATCCAAGCATTCCATCCAGATGTTGTAAAGCCAAAACCATACACTTTCATGCTTTGTCTAAATATCGGTTCGTTATTTTCATCATCAAAAGTGCACGGACCAGATACATTCATATTTTTGACTTCCAAGTTGCAATTTTGGGCAGTCAAATTTGAAAACCCACCAGTATTAGCTGATACTTCTGTTGCACTAATATTAAGCTCTTCGGCGGTCCAGTCGATTCCCCACGCCGTTTCAACGTATTCAATGTCCGCAGTGCTGCTAAAGTATTTCTCGGCACTAACAGGATTTATTCCAGTATCTGAAAAACAAATTCCTGTATATTTCATGCGCGTAGAATTTTCTTCATAGCTTGTAAATGCAGTGTAGCCTGAGTAATCTATCAGTCCCTTCACGGTGTCTTTTTTATCTTTAATCTTTAGGTATCCGTTGCCGTTTTTGGCTCCACCTAGAATTGCGGCATTTCCCATCAATGCGTCTAAACTGATGTACAGATGTCCATTCAGATAGTAGAGCCCTTTAAATTCTCCGTCATTGGACAATATCTCAACAATCTGCTCCTGCGTAAGCATGCCAACGTCAACAGCAACCTGCCATGTCTGCTGATCGGCGATTTTAGTTCTTCCGGAATCCGTATAAATTGTTGCACGTATCATTCCGTCAGCACCAAGAGAATAGCTATCTGGATTAATAGTTATTCCACTGGTCTGTGCATTAAAGTCCAGTTTTGTCCATGTTTTTCCGGCATCTTTGCTGTATTCTACTATCCACCAGGTTTTAAAAGTTGCTTCGTCACCCTGTCCATCTCTGTAATACGCATGAACATTGAATGGATTAGGAGTTATTTTCTTATCCTGTCCCATCATCAGGACTCCTGCGTTGGCTCTCAGATAGTACGTTCTTCCTGGAGGCCCGTCTTCTCCACGCATTCTCGCCCATGTATATTTCGCTGGGTCTGCACTGTCCGTCTTTTCGAAATCGGAATAATGGCCAATGTAAATTCTATCTGTATCAGTTGTGGAAAAGTCCACAGTTCCGTCAATACTATTTGCATAAGCGGTATGGATGTAAGAAGTTTCTCCGTTCTCTCCCGGAATGCCAATTCCATCCGCTCCGTCTTCGCCGCGAAAACGGCTCCAAATGTAATCTTTCGGATTATCAGACGGTGTTTCTGTAGTTTTATTATCAGCAATTCCAACATAGATTGCTTCTGTGACTGTATAGATTTCATCCCCGGTACTGTCCAGTATGGGACTTTCGGCGCTGTCCAGAAGTTTTACATAATATGGGCTATCACTCATATCAGAGCCATCCGGCATGGATGCGTATTTTCTCCATGTATAAAGCTGTTTTCCGTTTTTCCCTGATTTCTGCTTGGAAATCGTAAATCTCTTCGTTATAGAAAGATTAATCAGGTACGTTGCCTTAATATCCACCCATCCATTGTCTGCACTCAAGCCTGTGACAGTGTAAGTATGCGTATCTACATCCCAAGAGCCGGTTACACTGTCTGATTTTGTAATGGTATAGCTACAATCATTTGTGATATCTGACGAGCCGTACATAACTTTCGCTGTAGTTGTCACTGTTGGAAATACCGGAATGTTTCCGTCTGCGTCAGATGTGATCGTCTGCATATCGTTCGACAGCTGGAATGTCATATTCTTGGCATCCGCAATATTGTTGTCCATTTTTGTCAGTTTATCCGGCAAAGAACTGTCACCAATTACAACATTATCTCCGCTGATGATTACTTTTTTGGTATCCATATCAACTTGGAAGATTATGTTTCCATCGCTATCTCTGACAGTCAGTGCACCTGTGTCAATATAATCAGCATTGATACCATGTGCGTACAGAATTTTTGCTATCAAATCGCCTGTCAGAAAGAAACCGTAAGGATATGTTTTGCCACCATCATTGGATACGCCAATGGCTTCTGCTGTGAATTTAATTACATTTTTTGATTCTGCAAGTGTAGGCTTGTCATGCAGATATGTGATAGTACTGCCATCTTCCTGTGCGACTGATGTTTCATATAATCCAGAAGAATTTTTTAAGGTTTCTTCTAATTTCTTTACTGCTTTTTCTCTAGCTGATTGTTCTTTTTTAACAAGTCGTCTTGCCTCTACGATTGCCTTAGTGGATTCTGACTGGAACTTGCTCTGCCCTCTGATAGGGTCGTCGGCTTGAGTTTTTACAGTAGTTTTTCCATTAACAGAGCAAGAAACGTCCGTCAGCGGAGTTATATATCTGTTCCATTTGCGGTCATAAGTATATGTCATATCTCCAAACTCAATGAGTGGGTTATATGCAAGTTCGCCAGACATGCTGCGGAATTTAGCTCCAATTATGGAATCGCCAATTTGAGCAGCTACCGTGTCCAAGTCCGAATCCGCAACAAGGTCGTTCTCCAATTCAAGAACATATCCTGTGCTTCCGTACATGGCTTCATTTTCTCTATTTTTTAGCTTGATTCCAGTAATCACAATATCATCACTAGAAACGGTTGGACTTGTAAAAAAGTCTTTGAGCTTTTCGGATGTGTCAGCTGCTGATTCGATCAGTGTCAAGAATCCATCACTATCAATTGTCCAGTTCCCTGTCGGACTGATAAAACTTTCTGAGTCAATACTTGCGCCACCTTTAAATGTTACATTTCCATCAGCGTCCACTACTGCGTTGTAATCTTCTTGTACATTGGAAAAATCCCATCTGATAAATCGCAAGTATCCTCTGCTGTCCAGGCGAGCGTTCGCAGTCTCAAGCATTGCTGCCCATCCGAACAACTGACGAAACGTCATGTTTTCCGGAATCTCTGACACGATCAGATTTCCATGAGCCATGGAGACTTCTGACGGAATACCAAGAGTCTCACACGCATCTCTAACAAGAGTCTCTATTGACTGTGGCAGAACCAGATGAGATATATAAGTTGCGTTCGTTTTATACATATCGTCCAAAGCGGTAAAACTAAGGATTTCACCATATTGTTCTGGTGCCGTAATTGTATAAATACCTTTATCAATGGTTTCGACTCTGTCTTCTGTCGCTGCTTTTGTTGCCAGAATCGCACCGTCACTCTGGTCAAGAATTGGGTCATAGTTTTCATCCAGCAATTCATCTGTTGCAGCCAGACTTGCTACGGAGATCTGCATTTTAAGATACGCATGGACTTTCGCCATGTAGAAGTTATAGTTTTTCCACTGGTCGGAAGTGTTGTCCAACTCCAATGTCATGGATTTACAAACAACGCAGCCAATCGGAAAGCTGCTACTTTCTGCACAATCAGAAAAAGTACAATTTTCGCCCATGATTTCATTTTTGACTGTTTTTACAGTTCCGTCAGGAAAGGTGATTTCCACTTCCTGCCAGACTCTTTCTCCGTCCTGTAGTTTTTGCTTAAATGTATCAGATACATTAATCAAGTGGATTCACCCCCTGCATGTTAAAAGATATTTTTGATACAAATTTTAAGTCTGGCGAAATTTCTCCAATAGTTAGGCTTGCTTTTCCGACATAAAACGGGTCAGTTCTCCATGCCATGTGGTAAAGCGACCAATGGTACAAATTGAAAGTTTTTCCTTTTGCGATAATTTTGAGAATTTTGTTTGCTTCTATAACTGGAACGTTTGATGCTTCATAGCTATACTGTTCGACTGTAAACAATGGAGTTAACAACGCTTTTCCGAACTGCGTACGGTTACTACCTTCTGAATAAGTTGTTTCGAGGTTATATCCCATATCTTTATCTGGCTGATAGATGGAAGCCCCATTCATCTTGTATCGTTCTGTTATGCCTTTTGGAATAGTTGCCACGCTTCCACCTCCTATGCCAGTTCAAACGGGTTTCTACCGCTTGTATCACGTCTTAACTTTGCTTCTTCGATAATTTCATCAAATACTGTTCTTCGGTTAATCTGAGCAGTAAAACGATAATTTCCACCACTCTGCTGTCCACCAGTTTCCTCACGAACAATTTTTCTGAGCAGTGCTTCTGGTGCTTCAATGTTATTACCCTGTTTCTGGTCTCCAAGGACAGCCAGAAATTCGCTTCTTGGTGGAATAACTGCACCTTTTGCCAGATATGGAATAGTCGGTACTCTTGGAAAGCTTGCGCTAAATCCGATCGTCTTAGAGCCGAATGGTGTAGGCACTTCCCACGGACCAAATGACATTGCAGATTCAATTCCACTGATCGCGCCGTTCACCGTACCGATTGCGCCATTTACGATACCGATAACTTTATTGAATATCTCTTTAACTTTGTTTTTAATACCCTCGAACGTATCAACAACCTTGTCTCTTGCACTTTTGAATTTATCAACGATTCCATCAACTATCCTCTTTACAACTTCTTTTATAGTGGACCATATAGCGCTCCACTTTTCTTTTGCACTTGATTTGATACCATTCCAAATAGAAACAATCTTTTCTGCCAAATCACTTAGTTTGGATTTTATTCCATCAACGAAAGCTATGGTTTTGTCTTTAATCCAACTCCATACCGCACCTGCAACTTCTTTTATTTTGTCCCAGTTTTTGTACAGCAATACACCAATCGCAATGCAAGCTGTTACTGCTGCTATAAAAATTCCGCCCGGTCCGACAGCTGTCGCAATGGCTTTGATTCCACCAATAATGCCGCCAGAGCCGGTCATGAGTGCAATAAGACCCTTAATGAAACTTGCTACTGTCGTTATACTTCCTGCGATTCTCGAAGCTAAGCCTGCAATCTTCGCTGCCGCAAATGCTCCGATCAGAGCTGCGCCAAATGCTTCAATGATTGATTGATGATCTGCAAAGAATCCAGCCAAATCAGACACTAGGTTAATCACTGTCGGAATTCCTGTTTCAATCAGCCATTTCAGCATTGGGAGAACAATATTGTTATAAATCCATTCAAGAACATTTCCGATAGATTCCAGAATTGGCGCAAAGGTACTGGTCAGGTTACTGATGGATTCTAGTAACGGATAAAAGTTCAAGTTCGCCGCCCATGTTGCTGTATCCTCTGCGATTTTTTCAACAAACTGCATAACCACCACAAGGGCGTCTGCAATGTTCTGTATGATCTGCGTTCCAACATTGTTCTTATTCCACGCATCCGCAAAACCGGATGCAATATTCCCGATAGTTTTAAGCACGTTCTGAGCAATCCTCAGCATGGTCGTAAGCATCGTTGTGCCTGTGCCATTTGTCCAGACCTCTACAAGGCTTTTACCTACACTTACAGCGAGCTTTTTGAGTCCATCAAGTGCGACTTTTGCTGCATTAATGGTATTCTTACCCTCTTTTTTCCATGCGTCCTGGAATGGTTTCCAGAGTTTCTTGAGCAGGTCAGCAAGTTTCTTTGCGGAATCGCTAATCTTGTCAAGTGCGGTTTCGCCTTCTGCGAGATTGCCGTAGTCCACATTACCAACTGAACTCGGAAGGCCACTGTTACCTGCTCCACCACTTCCACCAGATGAAGATGGTGTGGAAGATGAATTGCTGCCAGTAGATGTGACTTTGTGAACTTCATCAAGTGACGAAAGATAGTTTTTGGTTTCCTTATTCGCTTTTTTTGTTGCTTTTGCATTGTCGTTCGTGGCATCTGCCAGTTTCTCTGCATTATCTGCCGCCTGTCCATACTGGTCCGCTGTATCTGCGATCGCGTCTGTTCCGGCAAGACCCGCTCCACTTCCGCTCGTTTGACCGGAAGATTTCTTGCCAGTAATAAGCTCCGTGAATGACTTAAATGCGTTTGCCAGAGTCGCCAGTTTGCCGAGAAGAATATTGATTACTTTCAGAACAGGTGTAAAAATATTAATCAGCCCTTGTCCGACTGTTGCCTTGAGGGACTGCAACTGCAACTGCATCACTCGCACCTGGTTCGCCCAGCTGTCAGAAGTACGAATGAAGTCACCAGATGCGGCTGATAACTGTTCCTGCACAAAAGCAAAGCGGAGAGCAACTTTCTCCTGTTCAGTCATTGCAGATGTGGTCTTGCCGTAGCCATTTGCAAGTGCATATTGGTCAAGTGCCGACTGGGTCATTACCACGCCGAGGTCCTTGAGTGTTTCCGTTTCGCCCGTAAACACTGATTTCAGCTTAATATAAGCCAAGTCCTGACTGATGTTATAGAATGATGCTACGTCACCAGTCAACTGTGTTAGAGCCGTTGACATGTCGTAAGCCTGTGCTTCTGAGAATCCGAACGACTTAGACATTGCTCCGAACGTACCGACATACCTTTTTGCCATGGTTTCTGACAGTCCGGCTGAGGTCATGGCATTCTTTGCGAATTCGTTCACCTTATCCGACATGGTGGTAAATGTAACATCGACCACGTTCTGCACTTCTGCGAGGTCAGAGCCAAGTTCTATAGACTCTTTACCAAACTGAATTAGCTTGCCAACAGCAAATGCAGAACCAACCAAAAAACCAATTCGCTTTACTATCGTTCCCAATCCTTCAAACTGACGGCCTAAAAGATTTACTTTTCTACTTGCACCGGAAATGTCCATTTTATTAAATGAGTTAGAAACCGTGGTGCCTGTTTTTTTTGCCGAATTCCCCATTTTGTCCATAGAGTTTTCGACTTTTTCTGATTTTTGCTGTAAAGATTGAAACGAATCTTCGAGTTTTTCAAATCCATCGTGAAATATGCTATTAATATTTGCATTTATTTCCTTGACCGAGTTTGCTAAATCTTTAAATGCCGCTTGTACTTCTTTGACACCAGACGATATTCCGTCAGTATCTATTCTGGTATCAATGATAATTGAGCCATCAGCAGCCATGTGTCCACCTCCTAACTATTTGAGGTTTAACATCTCATTCAGCGCATCCTTGTACGCTTGCTCCTCTTCGCTGAGACGTGTTTTTATATCAATAATGTTCTTATTTTCCTGATAGAATTTCTTTTCCCATTTATCGAGCTTTTCGCCCTTTGCCTTTTTTGAACGAATTCCAACTACGGTATTAAAAAGACATTCGCCAGATTCCATAAAGTATCCAAAAAACGTCCACCAGTGCATATAAGGCACTGCTCTGATTTCTTTACCGGCAACCTTGTTTACAGCCGGAACGATCATGTCTCCGTCCTGTTCCCAGTCCATCAAACGAGGTTTAGGTTTGTTCGGATTATCGTCCAACTGTCCGCAGTCGATGAACTCCGATGCTTTCTGACAAGCTTCGTCCAGGCACTCAGACGGTATACTCTGCCAGTCCTCAAACAGAATCTGTAACATAACAACTGCTTTCGCCTGCTCGTCCAGTTCTGGATCATTCATAGCTATGAGAATATCAATAATCGCGTGAAAATCCGTTCTGATAGAAAAATCCACCCCACTGATATTTAGTGAGGTGGGTAGCTCATAGGCGGTCATTTTGTATATTTCTCCACGTACTTATTGACTGCCGTCTTCATTTTCTTTTTTCTCTTTTCGATTTCCGGTGCGATTGCTTCTGCGATCTTGTCAAGTACGATGTAGGCGAATACCTGACCATTGCCGAATACAGTAGTCGCTGTGATCGGCTCCTTGAACAGATCTTTGGACGCTTCATATCCGAGCAGATAGTTGATTTTGTCTTCAATCTGTTTATTGAGTTCAGCCATCTCTTTACCGGAAGTGACTTTCTGAATAGAATCTTTAAGCTGTTCAAAGTACCCTGCCGATTCCTCTGCACGTGCTGCTACATTAATGTCCGTCGGATTCAGTTTGAAAGAAGAAAAGACTTCATCTTCATTGTTGGTGAATGTGAATGTAAAAATTCCATCATCAATTTTGGTATTAATTATTTTTGCCATTTGGCGTGCCCTCCTTGTATATGTGCTTATTCACTGTCGGCTGTGAATGTACCGGAACTGATATCAAATTTTCCTTTTACACGTTCTCCAACATAGTTCACGGTAAATGGAATCTGATAACCAGATGTGTCACCGCCGTAGGAGGTCGGCACAACGTAGCAATCCTGCTGGTATGCTTCATACTTGCCTGCTGTGGCTTCTGTCCAGAGATGAACCTCGACTGCTTTTGTTTTGAGGTTGTCGTCTTTGAGACGCCCATCTACAATCTTCTGTAATGCTGTGAACAGATCAGAAGTAGTGTCTGCATAGAACGGATCAGCGTCAGAAGAAACTTCGTAGCCGTTGTGTTTGAATGTGGATTCTCCAAGAATATTTTTAGATGTTTCAGTATCCGGGTTGAGTTCGATGTTGTACTCTTCCAGATCCTTTCCAAGACGCTCATATTTTTGTGTCAGCCCTCCACAAAGAGAACCTGCGTCGATATAGTGAGCCATGTATTTACGGTCAATCCTGCCTGTAACTGCCATAGAAATGTCCTTTCTGCCTATAATTTTTAAAAGGCTGTGTAGGTTAGCGACTATCTCTAATTAATAGCCGGTTGTTACGTTATATTACTTCATAAGTGTTTTCGTAGCGTACCGATAATGGCAATAACCAGTCCTGTACACCACTCTCCTGCGGCTCTAAACCATAGGAATTATCACGGGTTATACGTTTTATCACTCTCCCCTGTGAAAGCTCTGGAAACACATTTAAGCGCGTCTCAGAGCCATTTATGACAACTGGTTCCCGACATATCCATTTACCGAGATTGTCCAGAAACTTCTGAACAGATAACTTCTGCCGTTCTTTGTCGGATGCCGTGCGGTAAACCACATAAAATGGGTACTGACATACCTGATGCATTACTCCGCATACATCTTCTTTTTCTGAATAAATCAAGGCCCCGTTGTCTGCTGAGAACGCAATTCCGGATTCTTTGCCGAGTTCCTCGAATTTGATTGTTTCATTTTCGTATAGCCCTGGATACTGATTCAGAAGTGCTTTCATGGCATCTGTCAGAATCTCATATCCGGTTGCATCTTTGCCAATTGGCTTATCTGCCATGTCGTCCACCTCCTGCCTGTGCTTTTACTTTGCGAATCCACGTGTTTCCGTATTGTCGTTTAGCGGCATCAAACCACTTTGCCTGCGCCCGTGGGTGAGCCTGTTTGGTATATTCAAGATTTTCTTTTGCGGCTGTCTGACCAGAAAACTGACTGACAAGGACTTTTTTTGTTCCACGTCTTGCGTAGGGACTTCCAGTTGCTTCATCAACCATTCCTTTTCCTTCGTACAGGAAACGCCCATAAGGTGCCGCCGCCGCACATACTTTCCCAGTTCCTTGCAAGGATGTACTCTCAACTCTTGTTCGGTTAATGAAGTCCCCTGTAATCATCGGCATGAACGGAACCATACTGTCCATAACCATTCCATCAAGGAGATACTGGGCTTCTTGGTACTGCCTAGAAAATCTATCCATATTCAGTTTGATTTTCATATCTCCGTCAACTACAGAGAATCCTTTAAAATGATGAATTTTACTCATATTACTTACCCAGAATCTCAAAGTGCGGTATCACTGTATACGGACCGCCTACACTGGTAATCTTAAACACATTATCCCTGTTCTCATTCATGTACTGGTAGAATCCGCTCCGATAATCACCATCAGATACCGCTCCACCAGCCCACTCACCCTCCCAGAAGAATGATTCATCCGAGAATGTGATAGTGTCTTCCAGAGCGTTGTTAATCTGTCTTTTCCACTCTTTAACTGGCATCCATGGAAGAATCTTGCCGTCTTTATCAGTAATGGTTATGTCGCCGTTCTGGACAGTGTATCGAACGTGTAACTGTGCGTTGTCTGTTGCGTCTGGTCCGTACTTTTTGAGGATTGCTCCCTTGTCAGTAATGAGGTCGACACCGGATAAAATGTGAGGGTACCAGTACGCATCTCCTGTCGTGGCTGATTCATAATAATCAAAAATCGTCACAGTCTTGCTATACATGATACCCTCTCCTTAATTATTCTTTCTGCACTGTCTGCTTAATAACCTGATTTACACCAGTAGCCGACAATCCGTTAAACATACCGACTGCAACTGCCGTGATATAATCCGTTGCCGGGAAATCCGGAATAACTCCCATTCCGACTGCTCCGAGAATTCCACCAATAACCGCCATGATTACCGGAATCCATTCGTCTGAGATTCTTTTTGATGCTTTGCAGCCCATTCCTACGATATAGCAAATCATAACGATTGCGATACATGAGCCTAATGTTGAAATGTCCATCATTCAACTACCTCCCAATCATGCGATGCAACATTAGAAAACGTATACGCCACATTATCAGTCTCTCTGATATCCAGCACTTTACCGTCCTTACAATGCATTTTGATCGTATTGTCTTCCCATGCCCAATATCCGCTCCAAGATGGGAGCTTAATTTTTTTGCCATTTAAAAGCTGAAACCATGCTTCTCTAAAACTCATATCTATCACACTCCTGCATACAATACTGGTATTCCATCATCCGTCCTTACTCCCATCAGAAGTGGTAAAGCTGTCTTAAGAAGTAAGTCATTCGTTTTCTGTACATCTCCGGCGGCGGCATACACTGCACTCCATTCCTTTGCACTCGCTCCAATCTGCTGAGGAGTTGCGTAAGAGATAGATTCGCTGCCAGAGGATACAGATGTTACAATGCCTGTAGTGCCACCACCGGACCCGATTGCGGCTGACGTACCGCTCACAGCGGCATTGGTAGCATTCTTTTCAGCAAGCTCAATCTGATACATTAATTCAGCCAATGAACAGACCGCCTTTTTGATGCGTTTCTGTGAGCGTTCATCTGCCGGCAGTCCGTCCACCAACCTGTCAAACGTCATTGTGTCCACAAAATCACTGGCTCTTTCTGCCAGTCGTGGAAAGTCGGTTTCTGGCACGACGTTGCCGAATGATTCTGTATAGAATTTATAATCTGCATAAGCCATGCCAGCTACCTCCTACGTTTATGATTTTGCTTTTACGCTTGCGCTTCCGGCATTCAGTGCCTTGTATGTTCCGTCACACTCAACCACTGTGATCTTCTGTCCGGTTGCTGCTGTGATATCGGCTTTTCCATCCCAAGTACTCCAGTTTCTGAGATTCTGTCCATATCCAACAGTTACTGCGTCTGTTGCAACTTTGTATTTATATACGTTGTTGGCATTTTCCTTAGTCGGATTTACGGTGATTTTTGTATCACCGCTTTCTGTTCCATCCACGGAATTTACTGTCAGAGTGCCAAGTGTTGGCGTCTCATCAATGGTGATTACTGCGATTGCATCAATGTACTCCGCAAAAAGAGTAAGTCCCATAACCGCAAACGCTTCGGACACTGCTGTGTGGTAGTTGCCCTGAGTGTGGAATCCGATCAGATTTGTTTCGCCGGAAACGGTATACACCAGACCAGCTCTCGCAAAGTCAGATTCGTTCGGGTCAACATAGTACAGGACGATGTTCTCAACAGGAGTTGCGATAACCTGTCCTCTTGGAACCTCACTGTCAGATAACAGGAAGATAGTGTTGAATCCCATAAAGTCTTTCATGTACTGGAATCCGAACTGGTTCTGAATAGTGATCTCAGCTGCTCCGAGGTATTCATATACGTCCAGAATGTTGACAAATCCAACAACGCCAGTCACATTTCTGTGCATCTGTTTGAATTTGTTCTCAACACGACCCTTAGCCATTGCCAGAGCCATCTGGAATGTAGTTTCTGTGGAAGTAAGTGTACCGGTTTTCAGATAGTCGTAAAATCTGCCGGTAACGTTAGTCTGAAGCTGGAAAAGGAATTCATCATCAGTCATCTGAACAGCGTTCTCATAACCGTGATCCTTAATTGCTTCGATAGATACAGCCTTTGCGTACTTCTCGATAGTCATTTCCGCATAGGTCTTTTCTTTTACAGTAAACTTGCTGTAAGGGATTTCCTCGCCCTCACCGACAAGTCCGCTCTGTAAAGTGCCCTCTGCGTATTTGGACTTGAGTACAGCACCCGGCTGTTTTTTGATAGGTCTCATGATACCCAGAATATCACGTAAGTGCTGCCAGTTTCTTTCGAATCTGGTAACGAAGTCAATCTCACGTGCTGTGACCTGAATATCATTAGTCATAATAAGATTTGTTTTTGCTGGCATAAAAAAATCCTTTCTACCCATAATTGTTAAGGTATTGGGTTAGCGGCTATACTCTGGCGTATAGTCGGTATAAAAATCACTGGAATAACTGGATATTCTGAGCAATTGCAGCCTGTCTCTCGGACGGGTCTTTGATTGCTTCGATATCTTTCTTTGTCATGTTTCCCGGTGTCTGCTGATGTCCAATCCGCGCTGTTGCAAATCTCGCCTGTTGCTGCTGGGCCTGTTGCTGACTTTCATCTACAAATGTATCAGGTTCATCCTGTTTCATCTGTTCAAGCAGATCATTAAGTCCAAGAATCTTTCCGTCCTTAAGCTTAAGACCAGCTGATTTGATATCAGCGGTAACAGATCTTTTAGCTGCTGGAGATGAAAAATTAACATTTTCCAATGCAGTTTTAAGAGCATCGTCAAAATCTCTTTCGTAGATCTTCGCATTGAATTCTTTCTCTGCGTCCTCAGCTTTCTTCTTCCATCCAGCAAGCTCTGTCTGAATGTTCGCCGGGTCGATACCGTCAAAGCTTTTTAAGGTTTCTTCTGCTGTCTCAGCACGTTCTTTCCAGCTGTCACGTTCACCCTCGACTTTTGACAGGGTTTTCGCTACTTCTTTAGCATTTTTATAATGCTCAGAGAGTGCTTTTTTCACATCTGCCTGTTTGTCCTCCGGGATTTCAATTCCAAATGATTTTAATGTGTCAATAAGTTTCTGCATATATATCCTCCTGGTCGTGTTTATTGACCTGCCGCCGCAGGTATTGGATTAAGCCAGTTAGACCACTGGCAGGGTAACTGGAATAACAGGAATCGAACCTGTGACACTCTGATTAACAGTCAGATGCTCTACCAACTGAGCTATATCCCATTAACCCGGATTCCCGAGTTAGCAAGGTATTTTACGTGCTATGCCTAAACACGAGACGTTTCGGGCTACGTCAACACCGCCTATACGGTCGTGCACCTCTGCACGGGTTGAATTCCACTGTTCAGTTATATGCTCACAAGGAGTGTATGCCGCCATGCACTAACGGCAATGGTACGCGTCGGAAATTGCATCCGCTTTTCAACCTCCAGATTCTGCCTGAACCTGTTTCTGTTAAGGACACGCACCCAAGAAAGGAGGAATCAATGAAAAATGTCTATGTCAAGTGGCTGTAACCACTTACGAATCTTCCCTATGAATACATTTTACCACAGAACCTCCAAAAAGTTGTGGTACATGTTTTAGCTAATTAGAGCATATCCCGGAGTTTTTCCACGTATCTTTTAACAAGATCACGTTCTTCCCTGCACTCTGCATCCTTGGACATATCGCTCATTTCTGTAGTAAGCTCGTCAAGGTGTTCTTCCAGAGCGGCGAGCATCTTTCTTTTGCAGTCCTCAGACTTGCCGGAACGATAGCTTTGTTTCTGCGTCATGTAGTCATCGTAAGCGTCTCGCCCGTCAGAGCGGCTGTAATGTCCTCTAACATAATGTTCACCACGTCTAGCATAAGAACTACCCCGGTCGTAGTCTGGCATCATTCTGCCGTCATTTGCGCTGTATCTTCCCATGCTGTCGCGCTTTCTTCCACGTTCGCTGTAATCGTCATTGTAGCCACCACGCATCTCATCAAGGACAGTATTGTAATATTCCACTTTCTTGTCCCAGTACTGCGTATTCTTGATATCTTTATACATATCAATCAGCTTGTATGTCATTTCCAGATTTCCGGTGGTCAGCCCACTGTCAGCAATTTTGGACAGTTCGTCTTCAATTCTTGCACATAAGTCTTTAATATCTCTCATAATCACACCTCCTACGCTTCTCTGGTTACGACAATATTCGCGTTCGCAACAGAAACAGCCTGATCGCTTGTATTCTCTACTGCGATATTAATGCAACATCCGCGAGGTACATCAATATAGATACCAGAGGACACATTGTTATACTGGTCTACTGCTGCCGGTGTGGAAATCATCTGTGAAGATAATACAGGCTCGCCAGAGATTGCAATAGACAGAGAAATAGCTCCGACAGTACCGCCTGTTGGAATTGCGATATTACCAGAAAAATCCACGAAGAATCTAGCCTTGCACTGGTTAGTAAGTCCTCTCAGCGTAATGATTCCACTTCCCTCCCTGTGTTGAATGCAGTTAGAACCTTTGACTGCTGTGTTTGAAAATACTACGTTTCCATTTGCTGCTACAGTCTGAGCAGCTACATTTGTAAATTCTGCCATAAAAATACTCCTTTCATATCACAAAAGGACAGGTCTCAGCCTGCCCCTCTGTGTAATACGGCATAAGCCGACATCCGAATCAATCGAAAGATACTCTCGATATGAAGTTGTTAACAATTACATCCGGTGTTGCATCCGCATCCGTAATATGTGTTCGGATTAGGAACCTGATATGCCGGAATCGGTGCTGGATTAATCGCATTAATGAGCTGCTGTGTCTGAGAAGCCATTGCAGTTGTGAGAAGCGCACTCTGGCGATCCTGAGAAGCGGCACGTCTGAGGTCGTTATTTTCAGCCTGGAGATTGGATATCTTCTCGTTGCACAGGTAATCAAGGATTGCCCTTGTTCCGGCGTTCTGGCTGTCGATAATGTCTCTTGTGTTACTGTTCATGGTGTTCTGCAATGCACAGGTATTCTGTGCCATGTTGTAGTTTATGCCCTGGATTGCTTCTCTGGTTTCGCAGCAGCAGTTTGCAAGCTGCGTCTGGAGTGCATTGGTATTCTGCATATTTGCTACAGTGTCAGCGTTAATAGCCTGCTGGATACCGAAACCAGTCTGCATGATGTTGGTGTTGATTCCATTAAATCCGGTAAGCATACCGTTGTTTACTGCGTAGAATCCATCACAGATACCGTTGTTGATTCCGTCAAGCTTGCTGATTACTGCAGAATTGTCAAATCCCCTCTGAATATCTGCCTGAGTAGCCGCCGTGGCTGCATATCCACCGCCGTTGCCGTTATTGCCCCAGCCATTGTTTTCCCATCCGCAGAATGCGAACAAGAAAAGCACGATAAGCCACCATGCACCATCTCCACCAAACATTCCATCATTTCTGTTGTTCCCGGTCAAAAGAGCAACGTCTGATGCTGTTAAATTTCCATCCATAGTTATAATCTCCTTTTTGTGTATTTACATTAATCTGGCCAGATTGTAATGTACTATTTCATTCCTTTCAACAGATTCTGAAACTGCCCTGCCATCTGTTGAACCTGATTAAGTTGCTGTTGGGAAATCTTCCCAGACTGTAACATCTTCTCAACTTCTGCTTTCGGATCTCCCTTAAAATTCTGTTTAAACTGCATAAACTGCTGTACCATCTGCATTGGCCCGTTTCCCTGTGGCATCCCACCACCAAGCACATTAAATAATGGATTACTCATCTGCATTTCCTCCCTTGGTCGCTGATTCCTGTACGGTATTAGCCCTAACAGGTTCAGAAAATGAATTTAATCGGTTTATGATAGCTTCGTATTTGCCTTTTAAATCGTCATATTCCTGTCGTGTGACGTATTTACTGTCCATGTTCTGAACAGGCTGTTTAGGCGGCATCTGAGTGCCTATCTCGTGGTATTCAAATGTCCGCAGTGGCTGTGGCATACCGGATACATCTGTGGATTTTATGTAGAACTTTTCACTCTCTGAATCCATTAGCAAAACACTTGTCCCGGGTGCTACCAGATAGGATTTTGCACCAACTTCACCGGATACCCACAGGATACCATTGTTATTCTGCTGGGGCTGTTGTACTGGTTGAGCCGGCATCTGGACAGGCTGTTGCTGGAACTGATTCATCTGCCCCGGAACGCCAAAACTATATTGATAAGGATTGTTATATAATGCCATCTTATGCACCGCCTTTCTGATTATATTTTTACATAAAAAAAGAACCGGAAACAGGTCGTTTCTGGCTCTAATTAGTATCCAAAAAGTATCAGCACACTTTGATTATTTTATTGTTCACCCGTCGGCTCAATCGTTTCGCCGTAGATATGCTCACATTCATCTGTTCAGCGCAGTATTCGAGCGTATATTCCTTGCATCTCAACCGGAACAATCTTTCTTCGTCCGGTATGAAATTACACTCTATCAAGAATCTGTCTATATCTTTTTTCGTGAACACATATAATTTCATGAGCATACCCCTTACTAATGCTAACGCTGATTCTGCGCAAGATAATTTGTAAGCTTCTGTTTTGTTTTTTTTAATTCTTCTACATTATTCCCACTAATCTGACTATCCAGCATGGTTGATAGCACTTCCAAAATCAATGAATCACGTTCTGCAATTCTCTGAAGACTCTCAAAGTCACGCTTATCATGTTCTTCCAGTGTTTCAACTCGCTTGTTGAGTCGAAATGCCGGAGTAATCCACTTAAGAATTACGGCCACCGCTCCTCCGACAATAGACACTCCTCCGCAAATTGAGAGGAATACTTGTACAAATTCTGATATGCTCATTTAGCTACTCCTTTTCCCAGTAGTATACCGGGATCTCATTGCCACTATCCCATGTATCGTAATATTTGCCGTTCTGTACCGTCACCACATGACCATCTATGCAGAGGATATACGTACCTGTCGGATGGTCTGCACAAAAGTCGTTGACTGTATAGATATACCGTTCTGATTGCTCAATCAGTTTGCGTCTGTACCCACGTTTATAGAGGTACGCTCCCCAGACATAATTTGCGCTTGGCATATCTGACAGAGTGCACGCCTGTATCATTAATCCGGCGAATACTGTTTCCCAGTCGAAGCCAGTTGCTTTGCATATTGCTCGGACAACGCAATCTCCGACTCGATTACCGGCAGGATTCGGGTTGTAATACTCCCATCTATCCATCAGTCAATCCCCTTTGTTGTTTTATATCTCTTTGCCGCTCCTCTGGCTTTTGCGGCGTTCTGGCGGTTCCACTTAGCGATCATGAGCCGGTCTTTCAGTTCCCTCAGGTCGTTCTGCTTGCAGTAAGCCTTGTATGCAGCATTTTGTTTCTGCAAAAGATAAGACTTCCGGTCGAGGTCTTGTTGTAATGCGAATTTCGCCTTTTCGTTCGGTGCATTGTCAACTCCTGCTTGGAGTCCAAGAACCTCTCTCTTCGTTTTGCGGATTCTTCGCTCATAAGTGCGTTGCCGCTGTTCTTTTTCATATTGCTTTCCCTTGTTGGCTTTATCCTGTGCTGATAATTCTGCATAAGGATTAAATTCCCCATCACTGGCTCCAAAACTATGCCGACAATTGACACCTGACAGTCCACTCGCTGTCCCGTATCCAGTCAATGAAAACGGCGGAAATTTCTTGCTCTTGCCAGAACGAGAGTATATCTTTCCTTGCCACCATGCGTGATTTCCCGGGTTCTCACCACCGTCACCTGTTCTGGCTCCCATGTGAGCACTGACCAGAACTAAATCCCAGCCCATCTCTTCCATGCGTTTGAGGGATATATCTCCAGTAGCCTGAGCCACGCCAGTTCTGACAGAACGTGCGACTGCTGTTTCGATCGTGTCTTTTCTGCCAGATGGATATGTGACCGTAACACCATCACTCACAACGTTATTAACCGCCTCTTTGATGGCTTGCGTATAGCCAACTGCTCCAGTCATCACATGGTTATATGCAAGGTCACATTGTTCGATATAGAGTCTCTGAGCGGCACTCGCAGTTGTTCTTGTGAAATTCTTCCACTCTCCCATAGTCGCAAGCATATTTCGCTCCATGAGTCTTATCATAGTTGGGGACTGTTCGAGCGGTACAGGGCTTAATCCTGCCGCCTTGTATATCTTATCATCATAATCGAGAGCAGTGATTCCGGCATCTTCAAACGCTCCAATAAGCTCCTGCTGTTCGCGTTTGGTATACCTGGATAGTTCCGCCAGAATGTCCTCTAACAGTTCACCAGATTCCTGTAGCGTTCTGATTCTCCACGCATCGGCATTAGTCAGAATATAGTCCTCACCTCTGCCGATTCTTGCCATCATTCTCGACACGATTTCAGAGATGATATACTGATGTAGTTCTTCGGCGATTTGCTCACTACCCTCTGTAATTTGCCGTAAATATTCTGGACTAAGTATAGCATATCACCTCTTTCGATAAAAGTCGTAGTACATGTTTTGTCCATTTTGATGGTTAATTAAAGCCTTCTTTAGTTGATTAGATAGATTTTATAGTTTCAAGATAACCACAAATACATTCTGCCATTCTTTTGCCACCAATAGATGTTGGATGAAAAAACATATCATTTTCATTTAATACAAACGATGAAATATTGTTTTCGTTCCAACCAACCAAGCTATTTAAATCAATACATGGAATATGATTATTCCCACATGCATTTAAAGTCGCTTTTGCAAAATCTCTAGTTGTGTTACCATTAGAATTTTTTAGCCCATCAGCACTACCTTTTTTCAAAAAGAAGTTTTCACCATTGCTATTTTTTGTTGGTGTTTGTGTCATAAAAACGATTCTTTTTGTTGGGTATTTTGTTGTTAATTTTTTCATCAGAGCATTTAGTCCACCATAGAATGTTCCAGTAAATGTTTGGTCATCTGTGTTAATATCATTTTCTGTGCCTATTGTTCTATCTTGTGCCCAATCATTTGTTCCCCCCATAACAAGTATGACATCAAAATCTTCCGTGATTTCGGCAAGACATTTATCTGTAGCCATTGCCATCAAACGTCTTCCTCCAACACCATGATTATAATATTTAGAAAATCCCAATTCTCGCTGAACATAATCTTGCCATGTCTGTTGAGCAGTAATGCTATCTCCATAGGTGCATAATATTTTACCAAAATAAGGCTTTTCTAAATCAGATTTTAAAATTTTAATTTTTGTTCCACCAACAGAAAAATCAATATTTGAAATATCTTTGTCTGTTACATCGTAAATATAAATATCAACCGTATATGATGCATTCTCAGTAGTTGAATATATAGAAAATCCTCTAATGTCTGATTTGGCAGTATATGACATTACTGATGTTTCAGATTTTCCAATTCCGAGACTCTGTGTTTTTCCAATTGATCCCTGAAACGCATATGAAAAAGCATTGGCATATACTGTTATATTGGTGCTACTATCATTTTTGAATTTCATTACAACAATATATTTTTTACCATTTTCAAACAAAGACGTATTTATAAAGGCTTTGTATTGTTCTTTTGTAGCATCTATTGATGTTATTGTATTACCATTTAAAACTATGTTGCTTGATGAACCCTCAGAGTTAAATGTCAATTTATTTATTTTATCTTTAAATACAATATAATCAATATCTTCTATATCTTCCTTTAGTGAATCAGTTTCTGTCTTTGCTTTCTTAAATTTATCCCCTACTACTTTAGCATCTGCGAACGCACCCTGTATGGACAATGTTTCATCAGACACGGGCGTTTCGATAACATTTCTATAAGGCAACTGTCTCTTCTTTCCATCTGCTGTGATTATTCCCTTGAACGTATCTGCCATCTTCTTACTCCTCTCCGAATAATGTTGGTTCGTCTGGTTGAGCTTCTTTGACCATTGCCCTTGCTTCTTTTTCGGTCATTCCTTCAAACTTTACAAAATACAACCATGCCGGAACTTTTCCAGTTGTCACATACTGCCACCATCTTGCACGGTCGTTTTCACGCACATATAGGATATCTCCGAAATCATAATTGACCTCGTATGCTCCGACAGGTGCAAGTCCGTACAGATCAGCGTAGACATTCAATGCGTAAATAACTTCATCCAGACAAGATTCCAACTTATCCCTCACGTCTTTGACGAACTGCACTGTCCTCTGTTGTTCCGCTTCTACTCCCGTGGCTGTCTGTATGCCGCTAGATTCGTTGAAAACAAAGTAGCCATTAGAGAATCCAATCTTGTACCCTAACTGGCTTAAAATGGCGTTTATGCCGCTTATACGGGTATCTGTGTTGAGAATTGGATTGATTTCCTGATAGAACTCTTTTTCATCCTGTCCGAATACATTCTTGACAAAGTGCGGTAAGTTCATCTCATTACGTCTGTTCTCCATGCCCTGTGGCGACATGGCTGCTACAGGTGTACCGCTTGGCATCAGTAGCCTATCATCTGCCAAGACAATCTTCTGCGAATCAAAAATCTCTCCGGCGTTCCTGCTGTATGCAATATCGAGGTCTTTTAACTCTTCGATAGCTTCGGCAAATATTGGCAAACCCAATGGTGCGTTAATATCCACGTTATTCGCCTGTGGTGTCCGTAGAACTCCGTACAGAGGTCCGTCCAACTTCTCCCCGTTCGCCTTAAGAATCGGCGGCGTATCTGCCATTAGGTCAGCCCATTTGGTCTGTTTAAGGTCAATCTTGTCTCCGATGCTTTGAGGAGATTTTGATACATAGGCTCTGTTAGAAACATAATACGGATAGGTTGTCACACCATCTATTGCAATCTCAACAAATCTATGATATTCAAGCCGTGTATAATATTTCCGTCCAACAGTGTAAGAATCCTTAAATATAATTCCTTTGATCTCCTGATTGTCGCAATCTACAATCATCACATCTGCCGGAGTGAATACGTCAAGGCTCTCACCGTTTGGCTTAATGAACACTGTTCCATAAGCACATCCATATTCCACCCAGTGCCGAATCTGGAAATATACTTTATCTATCTGCTCCTGTAGCCATGTCGCCCTTGCAGAACCATCTATCTGAATACCGATCGCCAGTGTTGCGAGCCGTGCTGTCTCTGAGCAGACAGATTTTGCAAAATTAATCGTCTTGATGTTATTGTTATCATCTAACCAGTATGGAACGCCTCGATATATGTTTGCACATTTATTAATCAACGATTCCATCTCTGGAAATTCTGCTGCCTGGATGTTGAAGTCCTCTTCGGCTTGTTTTTTGAATATCATGTTAAACCACCTTTTTAGCGTTGTTATAAGTCCCATTTAATCTACCTTTTAAAATCCATCCATCTTACAGGAGTATCTCGCACAATAATGTCTTCATATTCTACAACTTTTAAGATTTCGTTAATGTCAGATGATCCATATATTTTTAAACCGATGCTTAAGAATTTATTTATTTTATCTGAAAAGTACCTATCTAACATTTTATGCACTGTACCCCCTCCTGTTAAATAACGGCTCATAAGCATACCTAAGTGCCGAGATTGCGTGATCGTTTCCGTCAGGATAACCGCTTATTACATTTCCCTCTTTGTCTCGATCATACTCATACTCCGTAATTTCCTTGTATGCGTTCGGTGTTCGCTTCGGGTCAATGACTATAGTCTTTGTTTGCAAGAATTTAAAACCATACTCGATACTGCCCGGTCCCTTGATTGCTCCTCTGGCAGGAAGTCCGGCGTCCCGGAAGTCGTTCACGGACTTGGGTTCCGCGGAATCACATATCATCGTATAATCGTCATAGCCTTTTTTCTTGATCCAATCAGCGGTCTTGGAGTTGCTCCATTTATTTACATACAATTCGTCAATCAGATATATTTTCTCTCTAGCAGAATCGTAATAAGTTCGGAGATAGCAGAACTGGTCCGGATACCATCCATAATCTACGCCAGCGAAAATACGATCCATGCGACTGATTTCTTCATCTGTAATGTCTCTAATCTCCAGATATTCAAATACGTTTCCACCATCGCCATTCGGAACACCCAGGTATTCATGTTCATAGGCTTCTGGATTGATTTCTTTCAGATGTGCTGCATCGTCAATAAACTTCTGTCCTAGCCACTCCGCCGGGGCTTCCAAATAACTCGAATGATGTATAACTCTTTTCGGGTTAGGTGTGAGCTTGATCCTGTTTACCCAGTTTGATTTTGATTTTGGTGGGTTGTATGATGAAAAATCATAAGATTCATCGCCACCACGAAGTACTGACTGATTAACAGAACGTTCCTGAGCATCTCCCTTCATCTGGTCTTTTTCTTCTTTCCAGAGGATTCCGATATATCCAAATTCCGGCTTAATAGATTTCAGTTTGGTTTCATCGTCCAGACCACGGAAGTATATCGTCTGTCCCGTCTTAATATACTTGATCTCAAGTGGTGACACCTTACATTCAAATTCTTCCATCAATCCCAGTTCATTGATAGCCCATTTCATATTGGCATATACAGAATCTTTCAGAGTACCAGCCACCTGTCTTGTAATGCAGGCGTGCATCTGGGGGTTATTCTTGATAAGCTCAACAATCTTAAAAGCTACGAATGAAGATTTCAGACCGCCTCGACCGCCCTCGAATACATATTCAATGTTGGGCTTAATCTGTCGGTTAATGTCCACGAATGCCTTGCCGAGCACTCTGGCAGGAAGTTCGTATTTTTCATCATCGTCTTTTGAAGCTGCTGTTAGCTGCTCCCATTTTTCGATAGCCTGTATATTTCCATCTGCCGCTTTTTTATACAGAGAAGTTGCTACGACTGCCATGTTATTTGCGTCTTCGTCAGCAATCCCCATTTTTGCAAGTTTCTTTTTTGCAGTACTTGATGCAGGGCTTTCAGCTATAATTTTCACATAATCAGAAAGGGCTTTTTTTTGTCTCCTAGAATATCCAGATGCGATACCGCCTTTTTTCCCATTTCTCACCGCTTCCTCACCGCTTCGAAACTGTGTCGCCGCTCTATTATTTAAATTCTGATCATTTGCCATCCTATCAACATCCAATCATATCCTTTCTGAATTAAGCTATAAAACCCCATAGTAACACTTCTGAGTATATTCTATCATAGGTTGGTGGAAAAGTTGTGGTACATGTTTGAGAAATTTTGTGCTAAAAAAGAGCCGGTAAATACCGACTCTCTAATTTTATTCATTGCTTTGTAATTTTCTGATTGTCTCGCCCTGATCTCCCGGACACCCTATGAAACACTCCGGGCAATGTTCGTAAAATGTGCATCTGATGCAGCCATGTGGACTGATTGAGCTGCAATATTGATGCAGTACTGCAAACGCTGATATGGCGAGCTGCGGGGTTATTTCTGGCGCAAGTTTGTCTGGCACGACTTTTCACTTCCTCCCCAATCTAATTTCTGTCCACACTTATCGCAATATTTCCCTTTTGATTTCAGTTTCAACCGTCCGCCGCAGGTTGGACAAACAACAATATTACAATTTTCATAAGCAAGGCTTGCGGTATCATCTGGTTTTGTTTTATCAATCGGCTTCCTTGGAATCTGTTTTTCCAATGCTTTTGCTCCGGAATCACACGCCCATGCTTCCTTGAGATATTTTTTCTGCCATTCATCTTTGTTTTCAGAACTTTCAAGGAAACATAAATGCTGGTCTCTCATATCGGATAATATGTCTTTTGCTTCTTCTGGTTTCATGTTAATCCTCCTTATCGTCCTCCTCAATACTGACAGTTTCCAGATCTGCGAAATCACAACACATTGCGAATCCGTCAATCATTTTCTTCTTAACTCCAAATACCTCTATCATGTGAGAATTATTTTCCATGATTTTTATTACATCTGACTTTTTAACATATTCAGCCATTCTGCATCTCCTCCAACTTCTTCTCGGCTTCTTCACGAGTGAGGAATAATGATTCACCGATTTTATCTATATCCGACAACTTAAATACGCACTTGTCGATTGTACATGGCGTCTTATTTGGAATACCTAAAATGTAATAGACTTCTGTCCTTACTTTGCACGGCAATCTCACAAGCAAGCCCTGTTCTTCTGCGTCTTTGTAAGACTTTAATTCTTCCAACCATTTAGCAACTTGTCCGTATTTATCTGCACAATCATTACTACTGATAAAACTGTTAGGAATAATGATGGTATTTTTCTCTTTGTTTATTCTGTTCTTTCTCGCTACTTCTTTGATGTATTTAATAGCATTGTCAAGTGTTAATCTCTCCATCTACTTCACCTCTTTCATTTGACTTTCTACAGTATCTGCAAGTAACTTCAAGGACTCAATAAATGAGTCCGTCAATGCTGTTCTGTCTGGGTATTTAGCGAATGCTCTGACAAGATTTACTGCATCCCTCATATTCAGAATCGCCGCAGTATTCAGTTCCAAATGGGCAGTCATAACAGTTTTTCGGTGTATTCATCACTAATGCTGATTTATTCATCTTATTCCTCCTGTAATAATTCTGGGTTGTCAAACACGTTTCCGGCAGATTCAACCTTTCTACACCAATATCCAAGTTCTTTTCGGTAAAATGTATCTTCTGGAAAATCAACATAAAATCCAAAATTATAGTTTCCGTAATCAAAACTCGAACAATACATTCCAAATTTTACCGGGGCATATTCTCCGTTATGATTAACGATGTCATTCTCCCAAATCTTATTTCCATTCTTGTCGCAAAGTCCTGTGAACTGGCAGAGTGTTTCTGGGTCAATCTCGCCAAAAGCAATTCCTGTAATATCCCACTCATCGCAAGCAGTTCCATTGTATTTCTCAATAATCAAAACACCTATGAAATATTTTTTCTCTTCTCCGCCAAATCCATTGTCAAAAAGATATCCCTTGACCCATTTTCCATTATCAACCCTCTTTGCCTTGAAAAGAATCTCTCTCATTCAACTCCACCCTCCTTCACGATTTTGATTGCAAATTCAAGCCCATCAGCTTTACCTTTGAAATACTCTGATATATATTTTCTCTTTGATTCAGTAGCTCTTGTCTTTTTCGTTTCCAACCGCTCAATAACCTTGTCCACATCAAAAACCGTAAACTGCCTGTTGACACAATCAATAAACTCTTTTTGGTCGGAACTAATACTATTTCCAATTTCCCAGATTTTAATATATTCAATTAAATCGTCTGCATCAATTAATCTGCTCATCTACTTCTCCCTCTTTCTCATCAAAAATCAAATCAACTCTGATCACATCCGTCTCTATCGCGGAAATACAACTTACTTCTAAGTCGTAAAATGGCTTCAGCAGCTTTGAACCGGCATTGAATGTATCGTAATCACCCCATCTTCTTCCTGGGTGACATATCTGAATTTTTATATCGCTTTCAGGATCGTCGTCAATTGCTGCTATTAAATCAATTAATTTCATTTTTTACTCCTCTTCTCAATTGCTTTTGCAAGGTCAGAAATACAATCGCCAATATAGAATATTGCTATCATTGCAACATTAATATCTGATATTTTTGCACCTAAAATCCAACAAATAAATATAATCGCCAACCATACAAGACACATTTTTTTATTCCTCCTCCCACACTCCCAACAGCCGCATCCTCTCATACAGTACAGCGACAGTCTTGCGTCTGTATCCGTAGAAGTCTTTCGGGTTCATCGGGATATATTTTTCTTTACTGATTTTCCTGTAACTTTTCCGGTGTAGGATATTCTCAATTACCATATCCGCTATCACCGTGTTCTTCGGGCAAGCTGACAAGGCAGCACTGGAAAGCAGGTATCCGTACTCTGCCGGGAAGTCTTTCAGCATCGTATTCAGTTTTTCTATGTCCTCTGCCGGAATACCGTAGTCTTTCAGCTTCTTATTCCTTGTCAGCATACCGTTCTCCTTTCTATTCGTCTGGATGGTGCTTGTTGTACAGTATGGCGAGTATAATCACTCCCCATGCACCAACATTAAGTCCGATAAATATTCCGCATAATAACGCAATCATGGTCAGTCCTCCTTATATGGTTCTGGAAGTGGCATCCAGGCAATAACACAGTCTTCATCATCCCATTTTCCATTTTCGATACCGCACATTCCCGTGAATGGTTCTTCCTGTCCGGCAAGCTCTCCGTCTAAAGTAGTGATATATGTTCCGTCTTTCGGTAATCTCTCACTGACTGGAATCCAACCATTTTCTTTCTCGTCCTGTTCCAGATCGCCTTGAAGCTGTTCGATCATATCTTGAATAACTTTGGCATACAACCCAGCGTATTTGTAGCAGTCCGAATATTTGTCCTTGTACTGCTTTAACCTGTCTCTGATATGGCTCATACTTCCACCTCCGAATCCTCTGGTATCTGAAAGACCATTTTATTCGTAAGTGCTTTACCAATAGCTTCAGCTAAAAGTTCATTCTCTTTTGATGCTGATGCTTCTGCGAACATCTTTCCGATATTCGGAACTACCATTGGAATTAACGCCGCATCTGCATAGGCTTCCTGAATCATATCCAGTACTTTCATAGCTTTTGCTTTGTTAGAATAATGACCCAATAAAATATATTCGTCTTCTCCTGGATTCATCTGGCTCCAACAAATGATTTCTTTACCATTGATATTGTTGATGTTTATAACAATATTCTCAAACTTTACCAGAGACATCTTATTCTGACTTCTAATTAACATTTTGCGTCCTCCTTATCTTTCTCACAGAATCCTCTGTGTTCATGCACTGAATATTCGATTCCACGACTCCATTTCATGTATGCGAGTTTTTCTCCTGTCAATTCGCATTTGTGTTTTCTTGCGTTCAGATACTTACAGGTTCCGTCACAGTAGCTCATTTTTCCTCCTTATTTTCTCATATAATTCAAAATATTCTTCCAATGTTTCTGGCAGTTTGATACAATCTGGTTCATAAGGTTTTGGATATTCAGTATATCCACACTTCGGGCATTTGATTTCCGGCGGATAGTACTCAACCCATTCCATGTTTCCACCACATTTTCTACAACGGATGTATCTCTCTACTTTCTTTGGCTTAATTTTAAAAAATGAAGTATAATTATTCTTTCTCATTTTCCATCCTCACTTTCCCCATGTAAGCAACTACATGGTTAATCAACAAAACTCCATCTGTCCATCATCAATAAACTTCTTTTTCTTCCGGCTTAATGTATCACCCTGCTGTTTTAATCTATCCACACGGACTTTCTGGTTAAAGTTTGCCATATAATTATCGTCAACTTCCGGCGGTACTTTTAGAAAATATTCTTCTGGAAGTGGAAGATTATGTTCCTCGCAACAATTTGCAATCTCATTTCTGTATGAAAGAATATGGTTTCTGGTTAGATTCATATTGCATCCATCTGTCCAGAATGGATCATTACAGCCATTTTCGTTGATGTGTTCCCAGATAGCACGTTCATGTAATAGATTTTCTCTTAACAGTTCTAATTCCTGTTCTGGCGCTTTCTGCTTCATTCTCCTTCTCCTTTCGCTCATGTAAACAACTGACACGCTATTGTGCAGTATTTTCTGCGAATATATCTTTTATTTCCGCTCCAAAAAAATCAGCAAGCTTTTGCGCGTTAACCACTGATGGAGTTCTCTTTTCTCTTTCCCAATAACTCACCAAAGACTGCGGCACTCCTATTGCGCTCGCCAATTCTTTTTGAGACATACTGCTCGCTTCCCTCAGAGTACGAATTCTATTCATTTAATTCAGCTCCTTGTCAAACTCCCATCTTCTTAACCAGATTCTTGTTTATCTCATCGAATCTTACATCTGTGTTCTCTTCAATGTCCTGTATCATACTCAGAACGCTCATTTTGCCCTCATTTGCCATTTTAACGTATTCATTGGCAGTTCTTATCACATCAAGCAATCGCTTCGTGGAAAAGCCATATAAACGCCTCAGAGCCATCATTGTTGTAACGGTGTTGATCGTATTACTCCAATCTTCACCAACGGTAAAACCATCCTCGTAGGCTTGCTGCTCTACGTCTTTTATCTGTCTATAACAGTTCTGCATAGCCCGTCCAAACGCATGAGCTGCCTGATTAGGAGTCTGAACAGGAAATCTGGTCTTTTTCTTGGCTTTCAACTTACTACTCATTTTCCTTCACCTTTCTGAACTTGTATCCTGTCACTCGGTACGCTCGTGGCGCATCGGGGTTGTCTGTCGCAAGTAAGCCACTTTCCAGTAATTCGCCGAAATGATTCTGCGCGGTATGGTTAGATATGCTCAGTCCTGCTGCAATTTCTGGAATACTTGGCGGATAATTGTGTTCTTTCAAGTATCTTATGATGTACAGATATATGTCTTTCCTTGTCTGGATACCCTCATAGTACTTTCTTGCTGTGTTATATGGCATTTCTATCACTCCTGTCATGCTTTTATATTTCTTCCCATTTGAAGCGGCCCTTACCTGAATTACGCCACTGTCCGATGCCTCTCAGTTCTCCATAGTCAAGCCATTCTCTGACTGCTGCTTCATGGCTATCGCATAAGCACTTGATTGTGAACTCAATCCAACTTCCGGCAGGTATTGTCTCACTATTTGCCAGTGCAATTCTTTCACCCTGCGGTGTTTGTCCTCTCAGTGGCCTCTGGCAGGTTCCCATTTCTCCATCAAAATGAATCGGAATTTTACGTTCTTCAACGAAAATTAGACCGTCAATTTCTTTTTTGTAAGCCTTGATTTTGGAAGATTTTGAACCAGTTACCTTTCTCAGCATTCCACAAGCATCTTTGAAAAAGCCCTTAATCTGGTAATCCCAGTAAATTGGTACACCGTTATCTCTCGGGAATACGGTCATGGATTTCTCAATCACTTCTTCAATTCCGATTGCTTCAATCTCTTCTTTTCTTGTTGGTGCGTCTGGTGCATTCGAAGCAACAAATGTTTCGTGGATTTCCGGGTCTGCGCTTGCTGTTCCTAAAATTTCTTCCAAAAATGTCAATCTTACTTTTAATTCTTTCATTCTGCTATTCTCCTTGTAATTTTTATAGTTTTCTTACATTGCCGTACTACTCTTCTCCCTGGCTGACCTATACTATTCAGTTCCATCGCGCATCTTTGCTTTTCCTCGCATAGCTATTCGTTCCCTTGCCTCTGCACCGCACCTCGTTTCCAGGCTCTGCCACAGCCATGCACATCATTTCAGAACCTTTCGTAGCAATTCCTTTGCGTTTCTTCTCTCGGCTGTGCCTTTGCATTTCAATTCACTTCGTTGATGCGCTTCTCCATAGCACATTCAATGCCACTCCACTCCTTGCACTTCCATTGCTGTGCTTATACGACATTCTTTTCCATGTTTCTTATATTTTGCATTTCCCTGTTGACACATCCTCAGCCCATTTGTAAAAGGCCAAAGACAGATACCTTGCCAAACTGTCTGGATAGATTTCATATAAATCCTCGATTTTTTTATGTAATGCATCAAAATATTCATCATCGTTTTTCACATTGTAAAATTCTTTTATTGCGTTCCAAAACTCTGGCATGAACTTGTGCATGACCGGAATATCTTTAGCTTCTACTTTCATTATTCACCTTCTTTATGAGTAACCGATAGTAACCGAAACGTAACCGTTCAAAAATCCGCAAACCATTGATTTTACTGCATGGTAACCGAGTAACCGAGTAACCCTGACTTTCTCATATAGGGAAACTTTTATACTCAATATGTGCATATAAATACTCAAATATATATATGCAGAATCAAAGGTTACCTAGGTTACCCGGTTACCTTTTGAACGAATTGTTTGTTAATCAAACACAATATCGTCTGTAATCTCAAAATCATCATTGCAATTAACGAATCCTGTTGGAATTTCATCTACAATTTTCAAGAACACACATTTGGTGACAATTCCGTCCAGCTTCTTTGCTTTGGTCGGATAACCCCTGCTGTCGGTTTCCACAAGTCCCTTCTTAACAGCCCATGACAAGAATGCCTTTCTGGAGAATCTTCCAATTTTGCACAGATCGTCAAACGCTGCGCTATAGATTATTGCGGTTGACGTTTTCTCTACCGGATCATTGTCGATAATTCCCCACCTTTCTGTTTTTATATCTGGGTTATCATCGAATTTAATTCCGTTCATGGCAATCTTATCAAGCACGAACCAGTAAGCACGTTCGTTTTCAGATACCATTTCTTTCTCTGTCAGAAGATTCTTAGCCGTCTCAATGTCAATGTACTGACCATCATGGAACAGCTGATCTGTTGCGATTTTATCTGCTGCCAGAATGATACTCATAGATATACTTTGTTTTTGCATCTTGTCATCGTCCTGTATAAGCTCCTGATAGTGCTTTTGTAGGGCTTTTATATCGTCGATGGACATTTCCTTAACTACATTTACAAAATCGATTCCAGCGTGCCCGTAGTTCTTTTTAAGGGTATCTGCGGTAAGCTGCGGATCATCAAATATCTTTTCAGAACACTCAACCTCAATAATTCGGTTAATTGCTCCGCCTTGGCTGACATATCCGGCAAGCGGACGCTCACCATTGGTCAGAATGCAGTTCTGCCAGCGATTCTCCCGATTCACGCCCAGTTCCTTGTTAGAACGACTCTTTCCTTTGCCGGAACACAGGTCGTACACAATGCCCTCGAAATTATCCCTGATCTTGGCAGATACCTTGGAAGTATCATCCAGAATTAGCGGAAGATTGTTGAGCATATCAGATTTTGCTTCCAGGGCTACATCTGTTGTCTTAAAGTCTCCTATGTACCTAGATTCACCTGGATTCGCCCAGACAGAAGCCCCCAACATAAGCGTTACGGTCTTGCCACCCTCAGTTTCCCCCCAGAGGTCTACAAAAAACGGAAGAGCACCGACCAGTTTAATTAGAATGCTTGCAAAACTTGCAGCCAACATGATTTTCGGCTCTATTCTTCCAGTAGCACGAACCTTTTTTACATGTTCATACCATTCTGTTCTGCTGCCGCCTACACTGATACTTTCATACAGTTGTCGGAACCGCATATCTCCATCGAATACAATGTCTTTGTCGTAGGGGAGAAAATAATCTCTGATCCACCCGATTTTGCTGGAGGAATACTGAATGTTGATATAATCGTCATTTGCATTCTCAACATCTGACAGATACCGTACAAGAAACTTCGCATTCTCAGATGTCACCGAAATTCCAAGCGCAGATAAGCCAACAATTTTAGTAGATGATGCAACCATGGTTTTCGGTACAATAACCTCGGACCATTTATTATTTCTCTTGTAGATTAGCTTTATCTGTTCTTCTCCAGTCTCCAGATTCTTCATTCGTTCTATTGGAAGTATAGGGTGATAACAAGCTATAATATCCGGTGATCCTGGATTCGTATTTGATATTCTGATTCCGTCATCATCTGCTATCCAGTTAAGACATTTCATTCTGTCATATTCACAATCAGAGAAATTAGTCCACTGGTCCAGCATAGACACTGTTCTATTGTTCTTCTCTTTCTCGATCATTTGCTTCTGTACTTTCGTGTAAGCCTTAAGCAAATCCTCAAATTTTTTCTTTACGCCAAGCTCTTTGGCTCTGTCCAGAAGAGTCAGCGTAAGACGTGCCTTGTATATCTCGTCTTCTTGACTGAATATCTCGTCAAACACTTCTTCGTCCAGAATAGAATCCTTCGTGAGCTTGCTTATCATTTCCACTTTTAATCACCTTCTTCCAATCCTGTTAGAAATCCATGCTTATATAATGCAAGCTGTAATTTGTTCCATGCTTCACACCAGCTATCTGATAATGGCTTTACTCTGCCAAGAATAGACCTGTAAAAGTCAATATCGGACAAACATTCCTGCAATTCTTCGTTTTTCTTCCGCTCTGCTTTCTCTCTCATTTCTTTTTGCTTCTGAGCGTGATATATTGCCATTCTGGAGGAGAAATCTGGTTTCTGGTAAGTTCCCCCAAGTATGGTAAAAGCTGTCTTAAAATCGCAATTATCCATGTTCTGAACGAATGTAAATATGTCACCTGATGCACCACAACCGAAACAATAATAGCTGCCTTTGTAGATTTTCATGGATGCGGTACGGTCATCGTTATGAAAGGGACACTGTATGAATCCGGCTCTGTTCGGCTTTAGCCCATATCTGGAAAGAATCTCGGACATTTTCATTGATTGCTTAATTTCATCTTTTGTCATACAATTTCATCTACTTCATATTCATCGAAATCAGGCACGTCATACCATGCGCCAGTTTCCAGATAGTCTTTGTATCTTGCGTTATTAATTGCTTTTTCAGGAGATACCGCAACAGTCATTCTATTATTTCCGTATGGATCTGTTACAACATACTGTCTTTTAGCTTTATTTGCTTTTGGCATTTCCACCCTCCAATAACTCCACAATTTTTTTACCGGTTTCTTCTTTTGTACAGAATTCAAATTGGACTCCGTATCTATCTCTGATTGTGCAGAGAGATTTATATAACTGGCAGCCATCAACAGCCTTGTCCGATATCACAGTCTTTACTTTTTTACCGTTTACCGTCTTCCAGATCACTTTGTGCTTTCTTGGGTTCTCCCAAAAATACACATCACCAACTGATTTAATATCTGGCCCGTGTTCACATAGAATAATCAACTGAATACCTGCTTCACGCGCTCTGATAAGCTCTGCTTTGAATCTTTCATGCTGCTGGCAGACATTTCCACAAAGCTCTTGTAAATCCTTTTTACGGTCAATACAAAGTTTTGCATTGTCCAGTGATTGATAATCACCGCAATACAATTTAGAGCGAAAATACTGCACTCCAAGGCTGTCAAACTGACTCTGAATCCGTTCCCATTCTGATTTATGTTCCCTTGTGTCCACTTGTATAACCATTAAAAACACATCCTTTTAATTAAATGGAAGTTCTTCATCAATTCCATCTGGAATACTCATAAAGTCCGTACCTGCCGGATTCGCTCCCATGATAGCTTTTTCTTTCAGATGATCGTCATAGGCTTTTGTGGTGCGCTCTTCTGGGATATCTGCATCCTTAATTCCCTCAATACTTCGGAACCATGCAAGCTTGTGACGTTTTACTTCTTTGTTATCGTACCAGTCTTTCTCCAGACGGAAGATGCCACCGATCAGCTTGCCTTTGAACTGCTGTCCGAAGTTATCACCCCACTTAACAGCAAATCCCGGATTTGACTTTTCTACACATGTAATGAATGTTTTGAGATTACGAACACCATAATCTACACTCTCGTCAATAACCATGTAGTTAGTTCCGGCATTCGGGTATTTCTTGTCTGGGCGAATATCATTCTCAAACTGCTTCATAAAATAACCTGCCTGCTCGTCTCCATCTGCAAAATCAAACAAGATAACAAGCATATCAAGTCCACCCTGGGATTTTTTCTCTGATACCTGCTTAATTACCATCTTGTGACCGCCGAGCGCAATCGGTTCAAATTCTCCTGCTGCCTGTGTTGTGTCATAATTCTGTGGTTTTAACATTTTGATTCCTCCTCAAAACAAATTATTTTTTCGATGCAATCTGACGGAACGATTTCTTTATTATCACAAAATACGATTGTCGTTCCATTATTGTCTGCTTTTACAATGTTGATAAGTGACGAATTATACGTATCACCCATAAATGCCGGGAGATAAAACAAATGACATTCTCTTACGTCTCCATATTTTTCCAGCACATAGTGAACGGAATTATTAATTTTTGAAAATATAGAGCTTAAATTTGAATAGCTTTTTGGTTCGACTTTAATCAAATGATCAAAAGAACATTCACCTTTGTATTTATCGATGATAGTATTTAATTCTATTGCGTATTTAAAACAATAGTTAGTTACTTCCACCATCTTCAATTCCTCCTAATTCGTAGTAGTCTCTGATAACCTTATCCACCTCTGCAAGGTCATTATCAATAGTCAAACTGTCAAACATTCCGATCGGGGACTTGCTTACCGCTCCCTGACTAGACTGAGTGACAAATAAGTGTTTTCCACTCTCTTCGATGCAGCGAAGAACGATGGTAAACATACCCTCGATGCAAACTTTTTCGTCCAGAAGCTTACCAATTGTCTTAGGTTTTACTTCCCCGGAATCATCTTTTTCTTCATGCATCATAAGGTAAACAATTTTATTCTGCGGTACTTTTGTTACAATGAACTGGATAAGATTCCAGAAATAGTCTCCAATATCATTGTACAGAGCGAACACCGCATTGCCTTTTCCGGCAGAAGCGTGTCCTTTCATAAAATGATTCGTGATAAGATAACCTGCATCGTCAATCACAATTGACTCCGCTTTTGATGCAATCAGGCACTTCATTACCTGCTGGTAATCATCTGTAAACCATCCGTCAATCTTTCCTTTAAACGGAAGTGGCTTATTTAATACTCTAATAAGATTCCAGTGTTCATTCTGGCAGTTTCTAAGACTGGTACTCTTGCCAGAACCAGATTTTCCAATAATTAATACTGGTGTTGCCATTGCTATTCCTCCTTGTCATAAACTACATGCTTGCTGCCCTCAATAATCAGCAAGCTTGCGATATCTTTCATTGATAAGGTTGATTCGTTATAGATTTCAACCAGTGCGTTGTATGCACCCAATGATACTTTCACGACCGGGTTATCCTTATCAGTTGCAGGCTGTTTCTTTCTCGCTGGAATACGGATTTCAAAATCACTCATGAGCGTTCTCCTTATACGATTTCTGAGCCGTTAAAAACCCATTTAAAGCTTGCACGTAGCTCGCCAGAGTCCTCGCCTTGTAACTCTCATCAATGTAGTTATCGGACGGAGTGGCAAGCTGAACATCAATCAACCTCAAGACTTCTTGTATTCTTTCGTTCATAGACAGGCTCCTTTAACTGCTTAAAAAAACAATAGATCGCGTCTGACTTATCTCCCATGCCCGGAACCGTCTTGCCGTTCTGAATGGAATCAGCGGCATGATATTCAAGATGGTCGATAAACATGTCTGGATTTTCCCAATCAACAATAGGCACATTTCGCTTGTTCAGTTCCTCCAAGAGGACATTCACTGCAAGTACCATATCCCATTTTGGAAGAAGCCTTAATTCTTCAAGATTCATTTAACGGACACCTCCCATTAATAAGCAGTTCCAGAAGACATTTCTTTGCATCTTCATAATTCTGAGAATCAAACTTAAAGTCGTAAAACTGGCACAATGAAAAATGCTTTACGATCTCCCCTGCATCATTAAATACATAAATATAAACTCTGGATATGTCGTCATACGCCGTATAGTCAAAATTCACATGCGCCGTTGTTTCACTTGAAACTCTCAGACACAAATCAAATATTTCTCTGATTTTCTCTTCGTTCATAATTTCCTCCTTGTATTGACTTTTGGTTTCTTTCCTTCTACAATGAAGAAGAGATATATTGTCTTGGATCCTTATTTGAGTTGCAGCTCTGAGGATCCTTTTTTAGTTGGCATGTCTAGCATGTCCATTCTTTCCACGTCCTTGCTATGTACACAGCTCCGATCAGTCCCAACGCTCCCATGATCTGGTCACGGCTGTTGTCCCAGGTCCAGAACGGAAGATACGTTGCTATCCCTCCAATCAGAATGGAGTCTATCCAATCTTTCATGTCAAAGCCTCCAATATTTCCTCGTTAGGGAAGTTCAATCGAATAAAAATATGCCGCAGTTCCGGATACGTGAATGTTTCTGGCTTATTTCGCTTTTTACGGAAAGTGTTTTCTGCCATTCCGGTAATTGCTGCCATCTGTGCATCACTTACTCGCTCGGCCTCCATCCTTTTTGCAATATTGCCTTTTAAAAGGATGTATTTCTTTTGCTCTGTGGTATATCTGATTGCCACAGTCTTTCCTCCTTTCTTACTTAATAAACATCCATGCAGCGTTTGAAAGAATTAATGCAATCATGGTTACAATCCATGCGCAGAACCATTTGTGAGTCTGCTTTTTTGCCTCTCTTACAACTTCAACTGCATAGAAAGTTTCGAACTCTTCAAAATTTGTCACTTTTTTATCCTCGGTTTTCTTCATAAAAAATCCTCCTGTTCTCTTGCGAAATACAGGAAGAAATGATATGATTATCCTGTAATCAGCTAGTGTGGTTAGTGGTTTACAGCTCCGAGGCGAGAGGTTTCAGCTCTCCTTCGGAGCACTTTATTTTTCAAAATGTTTTTCCATAAGGTCAGCAATCATAAGGTATCGTTCAAATTTCTTCATGTTTTCCTCCTTATATATGGTTTGATTAGGTTATATTTACTTTTAAGAATTTTCTTCTTACTCCTGATCAAAAAATATTTGGCACATAAACTATAAATGAGCAAGTTCGTGATTTTGCATAAAAGAAAGACACCTCGATTCCATGTGTTGTATAATGAAAGTGCCAAAACAAACATTTGCAACATTTACGAAAGAAGGTGTCTCTCGCAAATACTATACATCATTCCTCATTCATATACAACCAGTTTAAAAAATTAAACTTATGCAAATTTTATTCGAACCGAGTAATAAACCATCTTATGAGTATCCTAATCAGTATTTTCATTTCAGGATATCATGGAAAAACCACGGACTTTGCTAAAAACAGTTCCTGCCACAGAACTACGATTGCCCATTTCCTCAATTCCGGAAAATGGGATGATTCCTTACTTTCAGATACGTTAAAATGCTCTGTCATTGAGATTATTTATTCAGAAGCAGCACGCACCGGAAAACCTGTTCTCTGTATTGTGGACGATACGATTGCTTCAAAGACAAAGCCTTCGTCACAGGCTTTACATCCGATTGAAGATGCGTATTTTCACCAATCCCATTTAAAGGGAAAACCGGATTACGGGCATCAGGCAGTTGCTGTTATGCTTTCCTGCAATGGCATTGTTCTGAACTATGCTTTTGTAATGTACAATAAGTCAATTTCCAAGATTGACATTGTACAAAGCATTGCAAAGGAGCTGCCTGTTCCACCGGTAATGTCCTATTTTCTTTGCGACTGCTGGTATGTTTCTGAAAAGATAATCAATACCTTTGCACAGAGAGGGTTCCATACCATCGGTGCTTTGAAAACAAACCGTTTGCTGTATCCATCGGGAATGAAAAAGAAACTTCGTGAACTGGCCGCCGAATTGTCTGTTACACATCGTGAATTTGACCTTGTGACAGTCAAAAAACGAAACTATTATGTGTACCGGTACGAGGGAAACCTCAACGGCATAGAAAATGCGGTAGTTCTTTTGAGTTATCCGGAAAAAGCATTTGGTAATCCCAAAGCATTGCGTGCTTTCATCAGTACAAACGCAGCCCTGTCTACACAGGAGATTCTTTCCTGGTATGTGTGTCGATGGCCGATTGAAGTATTTTTCCGCCAGTGTAAGGATAAACTGGCACTGGACAGCTATCAGATACGCTCTGCACAGGGAATCAAAAGGTACTGGCTGCTTATGTCACTGGCACATTTCATGTGTGCAGTGGGTACTGGTAGGTTCTGTTCGTTTGAAACTGGATATCACGAAATCTGTGATACCATTCAGCTGGAAAAGTATCGTTATCTTTTTCAATGCGCAAAGGAAAGCAATGATTTTGATTCATTTATGAAATTCGCAGTGTAGTTTTGTGCAATTTTTCAAATTTGCTCATTTATAG